CGCGGGCGTACTGGCGGGAAGAACAGCGCTCTTCGTGAGCACAAGGCCGTTCGTTTCAAGATCGCTACCGCCGCCGCTAATCACGCGCGGAGAGACCGCAACGATGCGGGATGCAGGCAAAGACATATGGATATCCTCCAATGAAAAAGCGCCCCTGCAGGGCGCTCTTGGGTAAGTTAATTAAGACAATGCGCATTAGCGCGGCGGGAAGCGCACATCAACGTTATGCACGCCGACATTAACAGCGTCAGTGCTTTCCACGTCAAGCTTGACGACGTGCGTGTAGGTGATGTGAAGCGTCGTCGTCCATCGCTGGACATACTGATTTTCATCCACCACCACGGTCGTATTGCGAACGTCATCAGCGTAGAGACTGGATAGGCCGTACTTCTGAAAGAAGTCGCAACCTGACACTGTCCTGGCCACTGTTGCGACCGATTCTGCGCGCATACGGGCCGTTTCCGGATGATCGCTATAGACGTCGACTTGAACGCTCATCTCGACCAACCTAGAGACCACAGCGTCCATTTTCTGAGTCGCCGTGTCCCACTCATAGGACTCGACGGGCGTCCCGATCTCCCGGTGCGCGATGATCGTATTAACGACGTAATCGCGCGAGTCCGGCAGAGAAAGGTTGTTCTGATTTCCCGCGATGATGTGCGTAGCCTCAAGGCCGGACATCATCAGCAACTCGAAGTCTTTGACGGCCTTGTAGACCGTCTCATCAGAGACGATCGTAGAGCGCGTTGGAGGGCTTTGCATCATAGCCATACAATCCCCTGCGGCGGGTTTAGCTGAAGCGTTGCGCGCACACTCAACCAGTTGACGCCTGAAAAGTTTTCTAGAACCGCATCTACAGCCCATACCGTCCCGTCCTTGCGCAGGATGTAATCCCCTGCGCGGGAGAGCGGGCGAAAGATGCCTGCGGTCTGTTTTGCAAAGTCCTTCGGTGCGAATAGGTAGAACTTGCGCACAATCGAATTAGCCCCCGCCATGTCGGCATGAAACAGCGCCGCATCGCCCTCGCTCTGCACCTGCGCCATGACGCCCATGGTGCGCTCATACTGCGGAGCGGCAAAGCCATTCTCATCAGGCACTGAACCCGTCGAGTGAAGCAGCTGAACCTCCTCATCGGGGTGGATTGCATTGATCGATCCGCGTACCACTGCGTGTAAATTCAGCCCCATACAACTCCCTGATTCTCAACCCTGAAGCTCATGTTCACTTGACCTCAAACGAAATTGAGTGAAGCAACGCCCCAGACAAAACCATCGGCTGCGTCGTGGCGGAGCTGGCTTTCGACGAGTGGTTTTTGCCCCCAGTCTTACGCCCTGCGGACTGCGCGGCATAGAGCTCCATCGTAAGCGGAGCACGCTCTGGAAACTTTTCCTTTGACGTCCCGCCACTGGCGATCGTTGCCTGCACGTCCTGCGCGGCCACAGTGCCCAGCACCGCAAGTGCAGTGCTTGGGTCTTTCATGCCTGCGAGCGCCTTCTTCAGCACAGCCTTCCATTTTTCCTGCTCAGCAACGAGCGTCCCTCGCAGGAAAGGACGGGGCGGGTTGACTAAGGCCACACCGGGCTTAATGGCAGCGTTCGCGAAGTCTGGCTGTCCTCTATCGCCCATCGGCACAGGTCGCCCGATCGCACCGCTCAAGAAGAGCGATTGCTTAGGCGTGACGCGTTGCACCCAACCGAATTCGACGTACTGCGCGTACTCGGCAATGCTTGCGTCAGTCACCCCAACCTCGACCACTTTTGCGGCACGATTTCCGTACTGCTTGGCGAGCCCCTCCAGCCTTTGCGTCACCTTGCCGGCGTCAACCTTGATGCCCATCACTACCCCCACGGATGATAGTTATCAGAGACGTACAGACGTCCTCCGAGACGGTATTTGCCCGTCATCATCCAATACGTAGACCCGCACGGCGTCTGATTCCACCACTGCGCGGACTGCGAGTTGCTCTTGATGAGATCAAACGAGGTCGAAACCGAGCCTTCGGAGGCACTGGCCACGCGCCCGGGCTGATCGCCGCGGGTCGAGAGCGTGGCCATGTGACACAGCGCGTAATAGAGAAGCACCTTACGCTCGAGCACCGGGGGCGCTGCATCAGGATCGAACGGGGCAAAGCTATCAGCATCAGTCGTGCCGATAATCGCCCCGACCTGATCCCACAGCACGCCCAAGAGCACATCATTGATGACGCTTTCAGTCAGGCCGGGGAACCATGAGCGGAATTCTTCAATATCAAGCGCTACGTCTGCCATCTTTAAGCCTCAACGTCCTTAACCTTTTCAACGCCGACCGATGCAGGGTCAACGGGCTCGACACCCGTGCGCATTTCGGCGATCTCATCTCGGCGCGCCTTGAATTCCTTCTCGCTCCTCATCTCCCAGAGGAGCGGGGGCATAGCGGTGAAGGCGCGCTCGCCGCCGTGCTTACGCTTGATGTCTTCCCAGTCTCGGCGTGCCACGCCAACTAGGACGGCGTTCCCTGCGCCGAGGAGCACGCCTTTAGCCTGCCCCCTTAGCGCGTGATTGACCCCGGGGAAAACAACGGTTTTAGTGCCACCGTTGCCATTGTCAACGTCATCAAACTTGAGCCCGAGGGGCATGCCGCAGGCAATGTAAATGATCTCATCGCCTGCGACGTCAGAAACCTTTTTTGCTTCCTGCTCGGCAGTGTCAGCAATGATGCCCGTGGTGCCGATTGCGGAAGTCTTACGAGTACGAGTAGTGCGAGCCATATAAAACCTATTCGTGAAAAGTGTTTGGGCAGGGCAGGGAGTTACCCCGCCCCGCCGTGGAGATAAAAGCCGTACGTGACGGCCCAAGGGGCATCAAATGCCCGTCATCGTGCAGACCATGGACGGGCGGCGGATCACGCAACCCCACGTGCCGGCCGTAGCCTTCTGCGTGAAGCTGGATTCATGCGCGATCAGGCGACCAAGACCGAAGGCACGAGAGAAGGCGGAGAAGCCCGTTTCGTCGCCGTACACTTCCTTGACCGTCATGTAAAGCATTTCACCGGAGGCCGTAGAGAGCTCGGGAAGCTGAACGATTTCGATGTTCGGATAGTTTTCCTGCAGCATGACCTTGGCCGTCTTGCCAAACTGGTTCGGCTGAGTCAGGTAGCCAATCATCTTGTTGGAGATGCCCAGAACAATCGGGGCGTTCACGTCAAGATGACCGCCATTGTTAGCGGTCAGTTCCTGCCACAGCTTGTTCACGTCATTGAACACGAGCGTGGCCGCGTTGTTCGGATCGGCCGCGATCTTTTCAGCCCACGTAGATTTGCTATTGACCGACACCGGAGGAATCGATTCCGGGATGTTCGGATCATTGAGCATGCCGTAGATTTCCATGCCCGCAACGCCGTAGAGCTGGAACTTGTTTTCAGCTCGGGCAATGATTTGAGCGGCCGCGTTCTGCTTGCGAGCGGGGAGGTTGACATTGGCCTCGGCGAGCTTCGCCGTTTCGAGATCGCCATACTTAATCGTCGTCTGATAACGGAAGTTCTGGCGAACCGGGAAGTTGTAGTTGACGTCAGTGCTCGTGCCGTTCGCGAAGTCGTTGTACGGCGAGACCTGACCTGCCACCTCTTCCACGCTGAAGGTCGCGTAGTCCTGCGTAAAGGAGCCAACGAGCGTCTTATCAAAGAACTTCGTGGCATTCGTGACACCGAAGAGCACATCAATGATGCGCGGGTCGACGTACGTGTAGAGGGCCGCGGGCGCGCCGACATTCGGCTGCGTGGAAAGCGCGGCATCCTGTGCGAGCTGGTCGCGGTTGATGTTCTTGAGAACGATGCGACCGTCCTTTTCATCGAACGGCATAAAGCCGACGGCATGCGGAGCAGAGATGCCGCGCGACTTGGCAAATTCAAAATCGAAATTCATTTATCTCTCCATTCAAAGCGTTAGGCCGCCGTGTCCAAGCCGAAGTTCTGATAGATCACCGTGTCACCCTTGGCGATCGTCTTGACGCCGCGGGGGAAAACCACTCGCCAACCCGTGTCGTTCGTAGTGTCAGCGGCACCATACGTGATGGCACCCGTAGCCGGATCGCAAAGGACGGACTGGCCTTCGGTAACCGTGCCCGTGGCGACAGCATAGAACTGGCCGCGAATGGCGATCGGCGGGCAGACGCCCTGCGGATAGACCTGCGATGCGTCAGCAGTGAGCGTCGGAATCGTAGCGATGACGTCACGTTCAACAAAACCGACGGGCTTGGCA